GATCCAAATACCATCGAGCCTTTTTCAGATCTTCAACGCCGTTTTTCTTGTCGTACCGCCAAAGGTACTTTATCGTGTTACCGCGAAGGTAGCCGGAAAAGCCGCCACCTAAAGCCACTTTCATCGCGTCGATACACTCGATGCCACCTTGCCTGTAGTGCGAAGGGTTGATGGGGTCGCTAGTTCGCCCCCTTGCCTCCATTACGCCCTCGATGAACTGATCGGCATCCACGCCATCCATGCAGGGGCTAGGGGCCAGGGGGCTCGATTGGTACTTTGCCCCGGCCTGGAAGGATTGCCAAAGCATCTCGACAAAAGAATCGAAGTATCGATTTTTGATGCGCCCGAAGTAGCCTTGATTCCATCCGTATCGTTTATTCGAATCAGCCTCGAACGCCGCCCGCATTGACTCGCTCGAACTATTCGGGATTTTCGGAGAGTTGGACGGCTCGACGGGTCGGCATTGTCCTTTCCCAGCCCAAAACCAGTTATCGTTGCCGCTCGGCGTGACTTTCATTAGGCTCTCGCATGGCTCAATCACCTTGCACTTAACCCAGACAAAATCGCCTACTTTGCATTTCACTTCCCCGCCCTCCATGCTTCGTGCGTCTTGTTTGTCAATTTCGTGATCCATTGCCGTAGCTCCTTGTTTCGTTCCTGTAGTAGTTTTACCCGCAATTCCAACCAGTACACTTTGTCCTGGAGTTTGCGGGTCTTTTCGTCGTCACTTTCCTTCATGCTTGATTCGCTCATCGTCAACAATGGTCGAAAGAGCCTCCAGTTGATAAGCCTCAAAAAATCTTTGCTCGTCTCGCATCATTGCCGATGCTTGCAAGAATGCTTGATTTGCGCAATCGGTGAATGAAAGGTCGGCGGTAAGCCTTATGCTTGCCAAAGCCGCCTCTGCGTACCGCCTAAATTGTTCTCTGTCTTGCATTTGCTGCTTGTTCATTAATACGCTCCGTTGTTGAAATTATCGTGCAATGGCTTAGCCTGCATGAAACCATCCGAAAATCGCTTCCCGTTGAAGCTAAGTGTAATTTGTGCGATCTTGCCATTCCTTTGCTTCTCAAGCAACAGGCTAGCCGTTTCGCTGTCCCGCTTCTCTCGATGCAAGAGCATTACGATATCCGCATCTTGTTCGATTGCCCCTGAGTCGCGTAAGTTGCTGATCCCTGGAACCTCCCCTTCGGCTTGACGTCCTAGCTGGCAAAGCACTAGCAACGCAATGTTTAGCTGTTTACTGATCCTGGCAAGGTCGTTGCTTATCATCGTCACTCGCTCATAGATCGATTTGCCCTCTTGTGCCCTTATCAACCCAAGGTAATCAATAACCGCTAGTTTAATGCCTCTTTTGGCAACCTCAGCACGTAGCCTAGATTCGATCCTAGCGACGTTAGCCCCGCTGGCCTGCCAAACGTACAAAGGTAGCTTCCTTGCGTCGTCGCAAGCCTTTAGCATCCCGAATACCTTTTCGTCGGTGTAGCTTAGCGTTTGCATTTCCGTTATTCGCATGTTCGCATCTCGAACGAATTGCCGTTGGCTGATTTGCTGGTTCGACATTTCGAGCGAAACGAACAAGCTTGGATGCCCGCTGCCCGCTGCGTGATGCGCGATATCCATAGCCATTGCCGATTTCCCGATCGACGGCCGCGCCGCAAGGATTGCATAAGACCCTAGCGGGATGCCACCGGATAACACTTCATCGAGTTCGCGAAACCCCGTTTGAACCACCGAAGATTGAACCTTGCTCGATCTTGCATCCTCAAGAGCCCCAAGGTATGCCGACATCATTTCCCCGATTTGCTCTATGTCGTCGCTGCCTGTCCCCTTGGCTTTGGCTAGCTTCTGCTGAGCAAACCCGATAACGTCGTCCGGCTCGAAGGATAATGCCTGGGCCTCTGCTAACGCAAGCTCCAAGGCAACGACAACCCGCCTACGCTCTGCCCATTTCGCTAGCTCTTCGGCATGGTACAAAACATGGCCGGGGGTCGTCTTAGTAATCAAGTCCCCTAAGATCGCTGGCCCGCCGATCTTTTCCATAACGCCGCTCTTTATTAACTCGGAAAGCATTACCGATTCCCGCCAAAATTCGACGCCTGATTTTGCCATCGCATGGAACGCGCCCCAAAGGTCGGCCATCGACTGAGACAAAAAATCATCCTGTGTTACGATCCCCGATGCTTGGTGGAAATCCTTTGGCCTGAGAAGCACCCCGGCTATCAATTGCGTCTCGATCGCTTTGGCTGTTTCGATGTGTTGGCTGTGTAGCTTCATGCTGGTTCCCAATTGGAGTCTACTTTCGGTAAATCAGATTCACGCTTGATCGGCTTGCCCGTCGCTGGGCTTCGCTCTGGTTCGATGTACCTTGGCTTGATGCCCTGGTACTCATTCGCTGTCGCAAACTGGATGCAATCGAGCAAGTGCGTTTTGTCTCGGTAGGCTTTATCCCACCCTAAGCACAACCTAGATCGGTCCTTGATCCTATGCCCAATGTCAACGCGCATTCGCTCGAACGCCTCAAGGGCCTCTCGGATCTCGGGAGAGTCTAGCCTTGGGGGTACGAGGAATTCGCCTACGGTCTCTTTGGGCTTGCGCTTTGGCTTCTCGTCTGGGGGCGGTTCGGTCGCTTTCGGTTTTTGGTCTGCCCCTGAAGGATCCGCCGCTTCTCCCCCTTGGGGGATTAAGGGGGTTTTAACTAACGGATCAGAAACAGAAACAGAATCCGAAACCGTAACCCCCGGTTTTTGTTCGCTGTTTGTTCCAGGTTTGTTCGCCGTTTGTTCCGTTTTTGATTTCGGTTTGCTGCCCGCTTCGCTACGCATTTGCGAAATCTCCCCGAGCCTAGCCATCCGTCGAGAATACAAAACCCCCCTAGGATCCCTGGATAAAACGCCTTTTTTCTCAAGCTCCTCAATCGCTTTTACCTTCTCGGAACGGTCCCCGCCTGAAACCGCGTCGGCGATATCTTCGTTTGACCTTGGCGATCCGTCCGGCCAAATCAGATAGCCCCGCTCCTTGGACTCGAACATGAAGCAAAGCAAATCGACTAACAAACCCCGAGCAAAAATGGAACAAAACCGTAACTCCGGATCCTTAAGCCAATCGCCCGTAAAGAACCAGAACCCAGGTGATTTTGCCCCAGGGCTTTTTCGCTTTCCGCTGCCGTCGTCGCTGCCGCTCATTTTGGCGTCCCTGTCCAAAAAATCCCCCTCGATGCAAAAAGCGTGGCAGCCAGTGCGCTAGATCGCGCAAAGATGCACCGAGGGGGTTTGTGTTTCTTGTCTAGCTGCCACACTGACGCAATCATTTTAGACATTGTTGAATCCTTGAAAACTCCAGTTGCTCTGGACGCCATCTAGCCGCCGTGTTTTTCTAGTAGGTCGTTAGCATCCCCGAAAGCCTGTTCCGCTTCGTCGATATGCTGCCAACCAAGGAGGGGCTCTGAGTAGGTGAGCACCTTCCGAAGCACCTCCAACATCCTTGGAGCGTCGGCCATAAGTTCCGCGTTGGCCTTGGTCTCTGCGGGGTTGCCATCGTCACCGTCTAGGCTAGCTAATCGCTGGCCGTCTGCTGTGATCCTCCACGTATTTTTGTACGCCTCGGATTCCTGAAACCCCCACGGCCCCGGAGTAAATTTAGATTTCGCCATTTCGTTTCCTTTCGAGTTAAATCGCTCCACTCAGAGCGTAAAAGAGCCGCACGCCCGTTAGAACGAGCGGCCCTGGGGCAAGCGACGGAAGTTTCAACGCCACTTGCCAACGGTCGATTAGGTCGATTAACCCGGCTCGTACCGCGCACCAGTCCGTTTAGCGGGATTCTTGCCGAGTAGATAGCAAGCACCTTTGCCGAGGTGGACCAGCCTCTTTGGGGTCAAAACAAACTCAGTCGCCTTCGCGGCTGTACTGATGCTTAATAATGTTCGGGCGATCCGTTTCGATACCTAGCGTGGTTGTCCTTCCTGGGGATTGGTCGCTATCTGTGGCTTGAAAAAAAGCACCCTCTTTGCGCGGGAACATAAACTCAATCATCGCAAAATTTGCAACATCCATTAAAAACTCAGTGTTCCCGGTCTCCGAGTACCTTTTTAATCTCTGTTGCAGGCTTGCGATCGCGTCAATCTTTTCTGGGTACGCTTCCTTTACGTCTCCGTATTTAAAAAACGACATTTCCATCCTAGCAACCATTCCTTTTAAAAACTGATCGCTTATTTGCGTTTTCAAAATAGATTCGATTTGCGTGTTTCGATTCACAGCTCATCCTTTTTTGTTAAAAACTTAAAACTTCCATCCATTGACCCGAAGCACTTCGAGCAAAATCAGCACCGCCGCCCCGAAGCCCGCCCCGAGAATCAGGACGGTCAGGAATTCACCGTTTAACCTGTCAATCTTCCGCTCGATCCGGTCGAGTTGGCTTTCGTCGTCAGGGGGCTCGTAGGGGTTCATCACCAGTACCTTTCCTTTGCGTGACCTTCAACGATTAGCCGAGCGTTAAGCGACGTTGGAGCGACCTCCAGGATCTTTTGCCCGTTGGTTATCTCCCTTGGGCCCTCTGGCTTTTCGTCGTAAATAATCGCAAGATACCGCCCGTACTTGTCTTGGAATTGCTTTTTCTTTGGCCCCTCGATTGACTGAACCGCAAGCTTTGAGCCTTCGGGGTATTGCGCTCTCAGTGCGTTCGTTAATGCCTTGCCTGCGTTGGTACGCATCTCAGGCGAGTCGATGCCGTAGAGCCTCATTTTCTGTTCGGTAAAGTCGCTGAACCCTTGATCGATCATAAGCTCCACGGTATCGCCATCGACAACGCGGATTAAGTCGGCTTTGTAGATGTAGATCAAAATGCCACCTCTTCCGTTCGCTTCTCGATTAAAGCCCTGGTAAAGCGTAGGCCGTTCATGTAAGCCGCACGAGCCGTTAGCGTTGCCTTGGTTTCTTTGTGCCAGTCCATGCTATTAACCCTAGCGATTTCCGCATCGATCCGGTTTAGGATTTCTTGGTCTGTCATAGCCCCCCCCTTCCGTGACTTCGCGATCGATTTCGATGAGGGCGAAACCGTGGTTTTTGGCGTTGGTAATCGCTTCTCCTTCCTTGTAAAAGACAGTCACCACGCCATTTGGCCAAACCATTAGCCACGCCTTTACCCGAACCGTTTTCTTTGGCGGTGGGGCTAGGTTGCATTCGTGATCGGTCTCGGCGTACATGTATCGCCCGCTGGCGTGCCATGATGCAGCGATCCAAATGCCCCTGCTGTCAATTCGCCCTGTGTATCGATGGTCCTCTTGCCCCTCATTGATCGCGTCAACAAAAGCCTCTTCGCCATTGGCTAGTTTAACCGGCCCGATCTGCCATTTACTCATCATCCCCTCCGTTCACCTTAGCAATTGCGTCCCATTGTCCGCGCGTCATTTTGCTTTGCTCGATCGTAAGGATCTC